CTTTTAGTGAAGCATTTAATAAAGGATTAGCCGAAAATGATGGTTGGTTTGGGTTTTTTGACCCAGACATTACAAAAGGTGGTCTCTGTACTTTTTATGATATAGAACCAACCAGAAAGAGATTTGAATTGGGGTCATATGTTAATAATAATTGGAAAATAACAATTACTTATCCAAGTGATGTAAATACTACTCATGTAACTGTTAATGGTGGTTTATTAATAACTGGTTCAGAAGAAGTTACTGTTGGGGGTGTACCTATGGTTGCATTAACCACAGCAACTTATCATGGTTTAAGTAATGGGGATAAGGTTAGATTAACAAATATGTCAAATATTGGTTATGATGGTGATTTTACTGTGGAAAGGTTAGGATTAGATAATGGTGATTATCAAAATAATTATTTTGTCATAAATTTAAACCCTAATGATGTTACATTGGGTGTTGTAAGTGGTAGAATGAAACGACTAGTTAATGGTCAAGAATCTGAATATTATGTGAGGGAATTTGAGAAGTTATTGGATAATGATGGTAATTATGAAATGTATCCATTAGGATTTAGTAATAATGTATTTAATGATAAAAATTATCAATTTATTATTAATCAAGATATTGATGTTTATGGGTTAACAGATAACTTAGGGAGACCATTAAGTGAATTATATTTAACAATAATAAAGACAGATAGCAATGGAATGTTCCATAATGTTCAATCTGGGTTAGATTTAGAATTTTTACCAAATAATTTAACACCTAAAGAATTATCAAATGTTAGGAAAATAACATATGAACCTTCTACAACACACACACCATTAGAAAGTAATATACTTTTATCTAATAGTAAATTTTTAGGGGATATTGTTGAATATAATAAGTTTGAGTTAATAGAAAAACCATTAACCGATGTTTTACATAGGTTTAACACTAAAAACCGTGAAATTAGTTTTGGTAATTCAGTTGCTATGGGACCAAGAAGGGAAGGTTATTTATATAAACCACATCATTTAATAAAAATAAGAGAATTTTCTTTATTTATTGAGCAAGGTGATGAAAATACAATTGGTATACCAGATTATGCTGAAAATTTGGGTGATGGGAGATATTTATGGAGAGACTTATTAGATATTGGTGTTTTTGATGGTGGTGAGTTATTAGATTATCCATTTACAAATGGTGCGCATTACATACATCAAAATTATTGTTTTATGACAATGAGGCAAGACCCATTTAGTTTGTATGAGTTATATTATCAAGGGGATAGATTTGGTAACCCATTCGACCCACCAGACCCAATAGGTGATACAATAACGGATAAATTTGAAGTAAAACAAAGTGATGATGGATGTTAATAGATATATCATAAGACAACCATTTTTGTCTACAACTACAGCAACAACAATTAATCTACCAGTTAGTCAAACACTAGGGTTAGCTGGTCAACAAGAAATCATTGATACTAAATTTATTGATGTTGAGGTTGAGAATTCCATTAACCCTCTGTTTGATTATGAAACTGTTAGATTTATTCCACAATACAATGGTGCTACATGTGATACAATAACATATAGTATAAATTTATTAGATACTAATGGTGTTTATCCACCTACTACAAACTGGTCCGATGCTGGGTTTGATTTTAATGATTTTAATTTTAGGAAAAATGCATTTATAAAGAGTTTTTTAAGGTTAGATTTTTATGATAGTGATATAGGGACAAACCAAAGGCTTTTATTTTTCAAAACCATCTACCCTAACATAGATAGTACTACAGGGCAAATTCCACAACCAATTAATTTAGCATTAAATTTTAATGTTGGTAATGTGTTAAAAGATAGGTCATTAAACGGTGAGGGGTTCTTCTTATATTACTTTAAGGATGAGGTTATACCAACAGTACCAAAAGAATTATATATGAGGGCAACATTCTTAAATGCTAAGAATGGGAAGGCCACAAGTATGATGTCATCGAATGACCCAAATATCACAATAGATAATTTAGCCAAAACAGCTAGTGGGAAACTATATACCAAATATGTATTAACAAGAGGTCTTGATGGGTATTATTATGAAATTGATACAAATTATTCAAATAATATAACACCATATGTTAACCCATCATCATATTTGGTTAATTTATATCAAATTAGTGTATCATAATGGAAATAATAAAGAGAAAAATATTACTAGAAGATTACATCTACAGAGGGTATGTAGATGTGGACTTAAATGATGGTACAACAATTAAGTATGGTGATTTAACAGCAACAACGTTTAATGTTAATGTGTTCATTGAGCAAGAATTTGATGACATGGGGATAGGTACGGATATGCCATTTAAATCTAAAGATGGGTCTGTTCCAAACTATAGTCCATTAATTGAAAAGTTAAATTCCAGTGGTTTAACATTTAATTTCATGACTGGTGCGACCACCAATATAATTGATGATGGAACTTCACCATCTACCAGATACCCTAATAAAACTAAACAAGATTATTATATTTCTGGTAATATACTTAGTGGGTTAACCGAAGATAGACTTGATGTTGTGACATCATATGATAATACTCAAAAATATAAACCATTATTTAACTTAGAAAGTGGGGTTTTTGATGACTACAAGGGTGTTTCTTTTAGTGCGGTAACTAGGGTGATTAATAATGATAATTTAATGCCATTAAATTATATTATTGATGGTGATGTTGATGAGGTTATTGATGTAACCAACCCACAACCAAATAGAGGTATTTTTCTTAAGACATATAGTGGTTTAACTAGACTAATAACTGGGACAATTTTTCAACCATATAATATTCCACTAACTGAAATATATTACAAATCACAAGGTTTTAATGATACCAATACGGTATATTCTGCAATGACAAAAGAAGAATATTTATTTGGCATAACTGTGGCACCAGAGGTACAAAATGATGTATTAATAGATAGGGGTGTAACATCAATAATTCAAAGTCATATACAATTATCAGAAATAACCAATATGGGTGATTTAGTAAATTACGGAAATGGTTATTATAAAATACAAAAATAAGGACATGTTAACTATTTATATATGTCACACTAAAAAAAATATAAAAAATGTCGCAAGGAATTTATGGAACAGTAAGAGGTGCAGATGTATCACCCAATGATGTGGATATAACAGTCTTTTATTCAGTAGATAGAAGTGTAGCTAATACTAGTGTCTTTAAGTTAGATTCTTCTAATTTAGTGGCGATAAATAATCCAACCAATACAACTGGGTTTGAAACATTTGGTGGTCTTTATACACTTAAACTACCAGTGACTGAATTTTCAGCCAAAGGAGTATATACTATAGTATTTAAACCAGCCGAAATAAGGACTAAGATTGTGGATTGTGGGGTGTTGGCAGCGTTTCCAGATATAAAGGGGTTGGTTTTTGATACTTCAGACCCTAATTTAGGTTCTTTTTTAAGTGATTTTGAGAATAATAATCTAATTGGTTATAGAATAGAATACTTAAATACTGATACCAGTGCAACAGATAAAAAGATACAGAATTTATTTAAGATAATTACATCAAATAATAGGGCTGAACCAGTAAATCAAAATCTAACCAATACAAATCAAAAGGCGATTAGATATAGGTTTAACGATAACTCTACGTTAGTTTTTTGTACAGTTTCACCATCATCACCCTCAAATGTTAAACCAAATATACTACCATTTATTGGGGCACCAAACCAATCTGTTGTGATAAGCAATACATTTTTTACACCATTTATACTAGAAGTTGAAATGGTTGAATATGATATTGAAACACTGGCCATTGGACTTTATGGTAATCAAAGTAAGAGTCTTGAAGACGGTATATATACTATCTATAATTTCAATGATGAAATTTATAAACAATACAACTTATTTGAAATTAAAGATAAATTTAGTGGTAAACCATTATTTGAGATTCGTGAAAATAGATTAAATAACATAGACTTTACTAAGGGGTTTGACGATATTTCAAACGTATAATAAATGAGTGATAAAATTAAGGTTGTTGGTTATGCTCAAAGAATTTTCTTTGATAACGGTATTGAATATAGGAACTTTACTGATGATTTGGTTGGTAACCAACTAACCGAAAATGCTGATGGTGAGAGTTCCATATTAACATTCGGTAATTTTGTTACAACAACTAATTTTAGAGGTAGGGCGAGTAGGTTATATAGTACTAAAAAATTTAGTAAATTTTATTCTCTTGATAATTTAGGTGTTACAAAAGATAGGGTTGATAAGTTATTAAATAATAATATAAATGTAACACTTAATTTAGATAAAACAGATTTATGTAATTTTGCATATTTTGGTTCTTCAACTGAATTTATTAGAGTCAATCTAGAGAACATAATAACTAATTGGCCAGCATCAATTTTCTTAACACCAATAAGAGATACGGAGACAACATCTGTTTCTGGTAATACAATTGAAAACTATGTTTATAGTTTTAATCTTAATACATCAACATTTAGGGTACCAACAAACTTTATTGTAAATAATTATAATATTAATTATAGGAGCAACGGCACAACCATTGATACATTTAATGAGACAAATGACTTAAGGAATTTAAGTGTAAATTATGATGATTATGTTATTTTTGTTAATGATGTTGAATATAGTGTATTGGGGTTCACAGGTTCAACAAATGAATTTAATGATTATTTATATTTTGAAGTAAAGGGTGACCCATTTACACAATTTATAACCGACTTAATTGAATACCATATAAAACCAAATAAAGAAATAGTTGAAGAATTCTTTAACACATTAAGTGATTTTGAAAGTAATTTATTAAGTAGACTAACAACCCCAAAATACACATCAAATTATAAGTATAAGGTTGAATCCGATACTGGTAGAATAATTAATTCATTTAAGAAATTAACATGGCCAGTATCTGACGGGTATAACATTGATTTTAATTCTACAGCTTATATAACTTATGTAACAGATTTATTGGATATTACTACTAATAAGGATGAGACTGAGACTAATTTAATTGTTAGATTTTTAACTTCCGAAGCGATATCTGATTTCGATACAATACCAAATTCTGATGGTGAAATTGAAGAAACCGAAGGTCAGAAAATAAATAAAACACTTAAGATATATGGTAGAGAATTTGATGAAATAAAGAAATATATAACTGGTATATCTTATGCTAATAATGTTTCTTACGATAAGAAAAATAATACACCAGACCAACTAATAAAATATTTGGCAAGACTTCTTGGGTGGGAATTGACATCATCAATTGTAGAGAATAATCTAATAAATAATTATTTAAATTTAGGTTCAACAACATATCCAGGTTACAGTAGGGGCTTAAGCCCAAATGAATCTGAAATTGAACTATGGCGAAGATTAATATTAAATTCAGCTTGGATTTGGAAATCAAAAGGAACTAGAAAAGCTGTTGAATTCTTTTTTAAGTTAATAGGGACACCAGATGGGTTAATAAACTTTACTGAATATGTGTATAAGGTTAAGGAACCAATCGATATGGATTTATTCTTTAAGGTTTTAAAGAATAATGACTTAGACGAAGATTTAGAATTATATAATGTTGATTCAGAGGGTTATCCTAAATTCTTTAGGGATACAATAGATATGTATTTTCAAAAGGGTGGTAAATGGTATAGGGAAACTGCTGGACCAACAGCAACACAATATGTTTTAGAGGGTAACAACCCACATGTTGGCCCATATGACAGTGGTAAGGAATACATAAATCAATTAGAAAATATAATTCCAACATTTTCTGCGTTTACTATCACATCAACAACTGTAACTACCGATAATAGTAATATTTTCACTAATTATAATAATGGTATCATAAATCAATATACTGGACCAACATATGTGGATGTTCAAAATGAAATTGGTGTTGATTTAAGTGAGGTTATACTATTGGAAACAAATGTTATAACAGACCCATGTCCAACGGCAGAACAAACGGATTGTGGTTGTGATATACCAGAAGATGATGAATCATTGATTATAGATGTTGAGCAATGCACAAATAACCCAATCAGTATTAATGAAAAATGTCAATCAAAATTTGATAATGTCTATATTCAAGCTATTGATTTTCATTATATGTGGAGTTATAAGGTATATGATATAAATGGTAATATAACAACCCCATCAAAGGTTAGTCAGTTTGTTTCTAAAGAATGTTGTAAAGAAGTTGGTAAGGGGGTCTCATATTATCACGAAGAATACGACCAATCAATAAGTTTAGATGGTTTTGGTAATAAAATATATAGTTATTCACTAAGTAATGCTGGGTATTTATGTTGCACTAGACCAAATTTAGGTGTTAGACCCAAAGGAGGTTGTGGGTGTAAAATATCTTGTCAA